ATTTGAAACATATTGAATTTAAATTGAAAACAACTATTACAAAAATAGAAGATATTAATTCGATTATTACATTAACAGCAAATGATGGAAATAAATTTTATACTAAAAAATTAATATTGGCAATTCCCCCTGAAAATCTTAATAAGATATTAATAAATTCACCATCAAATATTAATACCATAAATGATTTAGATACATATTCAAAAAATACAGAATATAATGAATATATTTCAATAACTTTTCATTGGAATTTTAAGATAGATTTGGAAACTGTAAGTTTTATTAATAATAGTGATTGGGGTATTTCAAGTATTATTTTAAGTGATTATATGAAATTTAAAGAAAATAATTCTAAAACTGTTATTAGTTGTAATATAACGAGAACTGATTATAAAAGTAAAATTATTAATAAAACAGCGAATGAATGTAAAAATAAGAATGAAGTTATATATGAGACATATAGACAATTGAAAGAAGTTTATAAGAATTTACCGACACCAACATTAGCATTTATAAATAATTATTATAAAGATGGAGAATGGAAGTCAAATGAAACAGCATTTATAAAAACACCCAATAATAATTATTTGAGAAATAATAAAATAAGTGATAATATATATATATTAGGAACTCATACCGGTAATTCGAAGGTTCATTTTACATCAATGGAATCGGCAATAACAAATGCTATAGAACTTGTCAATAAGATTTATAATACTAATTATACAATTAAAAGACCATATACAATTAAAGATGTTATAATTATATTTATAATACTTCTAATAATTATTATAATTTTATTTATTATAAAATATTAATACAAATAATGGCAGATAATAGGGATGATGATGTAATTGTATTAATTGATGATGAAGGTCAATTACCCAGATTTAAAGCAGATATTGTTAATATCGCTACTTCAACACCATCATCACGAGATGATAAATTATTGACTTTGTATGAATTCAATGATAAAAGAAATTCGATGTGTCAAACGGAATGCAGGACAGAATTAAGTGATACAGTAAATGATATTACATATAGAAAAGAAAAATTAATGAAAAATATTAAAGATAATAAGAAAAAAATAACAACATCATTATATATAATATCATCAAAATATGATTTAATTTATTTTAGATATAATCGAATATCATTATTAATATTAATCATATCAACATTAATAACATTTATTGAAGCTATAAGATTAATTTTAATTAATTATCAAAATGATATTGAAGATGAAAGTCAAAAGACATATGAAACTATTGGTAATACAACATCTATTGTTGTAAAACCTGGAACAATGGCATCAATAATATCAAAATATGAGATTTCATTAATAATAAATATGATTACATTATCATTAGGAACATTATTAACGATATTAAGTTCAATAGTTAAATTTAGAAATTATCGCGAGAATATGGAGAAATTGAAAAACATTCATGATATATTATTCAATTATAAGAATATGTATAATAAACAGAGGGATTTGATAGAATATTTTATATTATCGAATAATTATACACCAGAATTATTTGATAAGATGGTAGAGAATGTTGAAAATTTAAATAAAGAAATTAAAGATATTAATATATTTGAGAATATTCGTATTAAAGATATTATTAAATTTAATCGTATTAAGGTTAAACACGATATAGAATTGAAGAAAATATCAAATAAGAGAGAATTGGAATTTTTGAAATTAACAGTTGAATCAACTAAAAATAAATATATATATGAAAATCAAAAAAATAATATTTCAAATGAAGAAAAAAATAATACTAAATCCTATTTTTAATTTGAATAAGCTAAACCACCCATTCCTGAAAGTATGCGTAAAACATTATAATTAACAGTGAAGATATAAATGGTGCCACTTACACTTGATGCTACATTTAATACAGCTGTATCAATACGAGACATATTAAGAGTTCCTGATGGTTGATGTTCTTCTGGTTTTATAGCGAATGAATAAGTATTAATACCATTATTGAAGACTGTAGGAGTATTTTCGTGATGTTGGTAAGGTTGTACAAGATTGAAATAAGTTCCTCGGCGTTCAGCAAAACGGTCATTTCCATTTAATTGTATCTTAGCCATTGTTACAGGATTCTTTGAAATAGCATATTGATTATCACCAGTTCTATCAGTGAAATTATTCCAATAAGGAGGGGCAACCTGATTAGAAGTAGTAGTAGTATAATCTGGTTTTATTACCCATATTAATTCTTTACATGGATGATTAAAATTCATACGGATACTCTTCATTGAATTAGTAGTATTGCCAGCAATAGTATCAGAACCGGTAAATTGTAATTGTTCAATAAGATATTCATGTGAAAGTTGAGCGAAACGACGGCGTTCATCAGTATCAAGGAAGATATAATCAACCCATAGAGCAGCAGTAGTTAAAGTTAATTTAGAAGTATCACCATTTAATGATGAATTAACTGCTTGAGTTTCGGTTAAAGCAGAAGAGCGTGTAGTTCCTCCAATCGCAGCAAAAGCACGATCAGAATAATTATTATTTTTATCAACCATATTACTTAAAGATTCAAATTCAATATTAATTTTAACTTCGTGATATTGGAGAGCTATTAAAGGTAAAGCTAAACCAACATTGCGACAAAACCAGAATTCTAATGGAACATATAATGAATAAGATTGTTGAGCTTCTAATAATATAGAACGATTATATTTATCACCACCAACCATTAATTTATATCCATCACGCTTTCCTGCAGGAAGTGAAAGCTCATTCCATATATATAACCATTCTGAATAATGTTTATCAATTCGCTGACCACCAATTTCAAGTTCAATAGTTTTTAATAATTTTAATCCAAAATAAGGTACTAATGCTATAGCTTTATCAAATTCAGATGCTTGTTTATCACTTGCAGTTTCATTAGTTAAAGTTCCTACGAAATAGATGCGATTGATTAAATCACCATTACGAGTTATTTGACAGGTTACACGAGAACCAAAAGCAGAAGTTCCGTTAAAAGTTTGTTCAATCGCTTCTAATGCGAAATTAGTATGACGGCGATATGCAACTTTGAAAAAAGTTATTTGAGGATTACCAGTTAAATAAACATCCTGAGCACCATAAGCAACAAGTTGAAGAAGACCACCACCCATTTATGCTATATTCTTTATACTATAATAGGAGAAAAAAAAAGTATATATATATTTAATTTGAATATGCTAAACCTCCCATACCTGAAAGAATACGAAGGACATTATAATTAACAGCATATATATTTACGCTTCCATAAACATTAGGTAATGGTTTAACATCTAAAATTGCTGTATCAATACGAGACATATTAAGAGTTCCTGATGGTTGATGTTCTTCTGGTTTGAGAGCAAATGAATAAACATTAATACCACGATTACGAGGAATATTAGTATGATGTTGATAAGGTTGAACTAAATTGAAATAAGTTCCATATCTAACATTAAAACGATCATTACCATTTAATTGTAATAGACAAGTATCAAAAGGATTTCTAAATGATGATTTAACAGCTGAATCATTGTATGGAGTTATATTATCTTGTAAAAATTCAACTAAATTGCCACTTGTACTTAATATAGCAGTACTTCCTGAAAGATTAGAAGAAATAGAATATTCATTCGCAGAGGTTAAATTTACTTCAGGTAATTTAAAGTTATCATAAGCATTAGTATTTGAAGTTATTAAATCAGCACCATCTGTATGGGTATAATTATACCATTGAGAAACAGCTGAATGGATTTTTGGTACCCATATTAATTCTTTACAAGGATGATTGAAATTTAATTTAACACGAGAACCAGAAGAATTTAAAGTTTCAGTTCCGGTAAATTGTAATTGTTCAATTAAATATTCGTGAGATAATTGAGCGAATTTACGGCGTTCATCAGTATCTAAATAAATATAATCAACCCATAACTTAGTACTTCCTAATGATGCAGCTGTAGTTTCACCAGCAGCACCATTAGCACCGCCACCAGTGCTTACGAAAGTACAATTTGCGAAAGTTTCAAAATCAATCTTAATTTTAACTTCATGATATTGAAGAGCAATTAAAGGAAGGGAAAGACCAATATTGCGACAAAACCAGAATTCAAGAGGTATATATAAATAAGTAGTATCGTCGCTATTATTACTATAAGCTGCACTATTTAAAGCATCACAATCAGCACCAACCATAGTATCATAAGCAAAACGCTTTCCGACAGGAAGAGAGAGTTCATTCCATATATATAACCAATCAGAATAATGTTTATCTATTTGTTGTCCACCAATTTCAATAGAAACTTGTTTTAATAATCGTAAACCTAAATAATTAACATAAGAATTAGTTGATGCTGTTAATTTCTTAATTCCTACTTCTAAATAGGTACGATGAATTAAATCACCATTGCGAGAGATTTGACAATATACGGTATTGCCATAATTAGGATTACCGCTGAAAGTTTGTTCAATC